TCAGGGTCAAAATATTTGTCCTCTTTGAACGCTACCATCTTGCCAACAGCGATTGGCTGGTGCATTTCACGGATGTTGCCACGGAACTTTGAGAATGCCTTCATAGAGGCTTCAGATGTGACAATGTCAGACTGGCGGTCAACGTTATCAAGCGTTGCAAAACCAGAAACGATTCTTCGTTCTTTATCTACTTTACTGAACGGCATCGAAAGTCGAACGTTGTCGCCTTCGGTGTTCCAGTGTACCTTTGAAATAGTCATACTAGTATAATTATAGAGCCTTTTTTTAACTTTGTTACTTTATTATAACATGTTAGGTTGTGGCTCTACCCTCCCCTTGCGGATTTCTTCCAGAAATTGTTGCAGGACTGTCCGAAGAATTGTTTGATCGTTCAGAATCTCTTGCCCTATTCTGTCTAGTGTTTGATGCAGCGTCTGCTGCCTGTCTAGGATTTAGTTCTAGAGGCTCGTCGCCACCCTCAACCTGTGGAAGGCCGAGAACGGTTCTGGCTTCGTTGGGAACCATAATCTGGTTACGGACATAGCGTTCAAGAATCTGGGACTGTGCGATTTCATCAGTAAGTGTAAGTTCATTAAACTTCAAGTAGATGATGTCTGTCTTTTCGTTGATAACCTTATTAAGAACCTTCTCAAAGTTTCTCTGTGATGGTCTGGCTACCTGCTCCTTGAAGGTGCGGTCTTGTGCAAGTGCAGCAGCAATAGCAGCAGAGTCGCCACCACCGATCTTAGATAGTGGAACTTGGTGTGCTACAAGAATATCGTCACGGTTACGAATTCGGTACTCGTTAAAAGATGCCTCTTGTGTGCCAGTCTCTACTGGTTCCATCTTAAACTCTACCTTGTTTGTGTCTGTATCTCCTGGTAGCGGAATATATAGCGTTCTGTGGTTAGACCCCTTTAGGCTTGTCTGTAGGAAGCGGAACATCTTGTCCTCTGCCTCTTCTGAAAGTTTTGCACCCTTTAGAGTTACAATGTAACGAGGAACACCCTTGTTGGTAAAGTAGTCAATGTTGTATTGCGATGCAAGTGCGTCTCCCTGTAGGGCACCAACTGCAGATAGGATGTCTGGAACACCATAGAATGAGTTTAGTGGCGAGTACTGCTTTAGGTGGATAATCTCGTTTGGTCTTGGGTCATTAGTAATTGGATTAACGTTCTTTGCTCCAAAGTTACGGAAGTAAACAACCTTGTTTCCAATGATCTGAATGTATCCATCACGCAAGCGACGCACACGCATGGTTGTTGCAGGAATGTGTCCTACGTAGCCAATCTCTCCAGTAATCGTTCTACCAACTTCAAGGTATCCGTTTCCTGTAGATTCATAGTCTGTCCAGACCTTCATAAAAATAGATGTCATAGACTCGTCTGAGTTTAGTGATTCGAACCACTCTCCAACCTCTACCTTGGCACGTTCGATACGCTTACGTGCCTTCTCAACTGCTGTTGGGTTGTCGGATGCCTCTAGGGCCATCAGGGTTCTGTCTGTTGGGTGGAACTCATATCCAAGGCCAACAATGTTTGCTACCTTAGCGTCAATGGCTGCGTGGTTGGCAAACGAGGTGTCGTAGTAGTTTGATAGTTCGTATAGGTTCCATGGCGGAGTGATTACGTCAAAGAGGCCGTAGCCGTTTCTATATACTTTTCCAGGGTTGATTTCTTTTGACTGTGCACCATTAATACCTGTTTGGTTTGATAGTGCACTGTCTTGATATCCTCTAGATACTACGTCAACGTTGTTGTATTGTAGAGTTGATTCTACAACTGGGTCGTTGTTGAGTTTTTCAATTCTGTCTGTTCTACGCTTAAAGTTCTTTTCAATGCCAGAAAAGCCCTTAAGGGCATCCCATGATTTTGCAAATGGGTCATGCGACTTAAAGACATTAACTTCTTCTTGAAACTCTGGCATTCCGATATCACGGATATACGGAGTTCTGTATTCATACTCTTCTGACATTAATCATCACTTCCATACATAGCGATAGTGTCTTTGGCTGCTTGGACTGCACCAAGATCGTTAAGGTTTGGGATAAGTCCCTGTTTCATTCTATCTACTTGCTCTGAGTATTCTTCGTCAGATACCCTGCCCATTCCAGGATAGAACTCATACGATCCATCTCCCTGGCCTAGAGCCTTGGCTTCGTTTACCAATTTTTGAATCTGAAGTTGGTCACCCCTATGAGACGGTACGTTTAATACGTTACCTTGACCATCTGTAAATGGCTTGCCGTTAGCCTTTTTCCAGATATAGATACCCCAGTCATACTGCTTGTCCAAAACTTGAACTTTTGTTTGGCCGATCTGACCAGGTACGGTAAATTTTTCAGCACTCATAACCACTAGTATACCATATTATACAGGCTTTATTGTTTGAGTTTGCCAAGAAATATCTTTATATGCGAAATATTCATACTTTTCAAACGACAAAACTGTGTCATCTTCTGCTATAAACTTGTTTGTTCCTGTGTATGCTTTATAAATATTTGATGGATCTACGTCGAATTCTGTAACAGACTGAAGATTCAGAACTTCTTTCCATGTTGATTCATCCCAATATGTCCAGTCTACTGGAGAGGTAACTGGCTGAAGAACTTCTGACCATGGCCTACCAACCTGTAGGGTAATCTGCTGAATATCTGTTTTTTCATAATAAGATATATTGTTAAACACAAGTGGTCCTGTTAGTCTAAATGCACCAACATATGAGTTAAACGACATTGGTTCTGTACAGGCTATACCAAGAACAGACCAGTCCTTGAGGCTTATAACTGGATTCTGCACAAACTTTCCATTTAGGTAAAACGATATGTTAGAGTCTTGTCTGCCAGTTGATGCGTCAATAGCGTAGATCTTAGCACGGATGCCAGAACTATCTGTTGCGACCATGTAAAACTGAGTAAACTTCGTCTTACCTTGAATTTCAAATATCTGTACTGGCTGGGTGCTAAATGATTCTGCGTTTGACCTTATTGACAGTTGGGCAGCAATTATAGTAAATTCTGGTGTCAGGGATGTGTTGACTGGAATTGTTATACCACGACTAAGTCCACTACTAAATGTGCCTATTGGCTGAATACCGCTGTTTTTTGTAAGGAATAGGTATGGAGAAGAATTCTTGTAAATGATATATGGATTCTTTGCCTTGTAATTAGTAGATAGACCACTCTTTGTGTATTGATAGATTTCTTTTCCAAACCTTGTTCCAATGGCAGTTGGCTTAGTGTAGTTCAAGGATTGTGATGCAAGTTGTAGGGTCTTAATTGATAGTGGATATGTCGTCATTCCATTGACCACAATTTCAAGGTGAACAACGATTGCTAGGTTTTCAAAGTTTACGCCTGTTGGTGGGTAGATAATTGTGTCATTAAGAACTTCGTATTTCTTGTATTGCCAGGACGATCCTGGGTCTACAACGTTAGTGCTTGACAGGGGAATCTTTTCAGTAAATGATGACTCTGGATAGTTTGCACCAGTTGCGAGATACTGGAACGATATGTAAGACTTTACGATAGAGTTTGCTGTGTCGTATACCCCCTGAGTAAACAATTCTAGTTTTGGATATAGCATATTAAACTGAATGAAGTCAAGTGAATAGACCTTGTTATTTGATGAGTCATCTACATACTTGGCAAAATACTTTAGTGGAACATAGTCTTCCCAATATGCATCAATGGCAATATCTAGCGAGAACTCGTCTAGATACATCTTTGGGATTAGGGTGTAACTTGCTATGTGATAGAATAGTTCTTCATAAACACCGCCACCGTCATAGAAGTTTTGCCACGTTGTCGTTGTTGGAGTACCGCCGTTTACTGTTGTGGTTCCAGTAAGGCTTGGTGTTCCACCGTCTATGAATGTTGGATAGGCAACTCCGTTGTCTAGGAATGCAGTTCTAACTTTTGCAAGATTTCTTTGATTAAGGAACCCAACCTTAAGAATGTTTGCCTTTGTCGTATTTTCAAAGGTTTTTCTACCGCCCACATACAAACTAAGCGAGTTCATTCTATTGAAGAAAGATGAAACATTTCCTCCAAAGATAGACGAGAAACTGTCTATGTCGATACCCACAACAAACTGTTGTCCTTGTGCTGGTCTTGGTATTGTCGCTAGCGTCTGAGTTGACGAACCATACTTAAGGTTATAGTCAATCTCCGAGCCAGATATCTTAATCTCAAAGTAGTTATTCGTTAACTCATCTTCAATATAGAACAATGTTTGGTCTGCAGCACTTACGTATTCCTGAAAAACTCCAAAGAACGCTTTTACTGGTTGGGTCAAAACATTTAATTTTTCAAAATACATGTAGCCCTCTGGGCTATCTTCTGAGTCTGGCTTAACCCTAACAAAGTATGGCTCATTTGTTTGTAGGGCATTGTTTGCGGTAATCCAGGAGTTGTAAGACGTTCCGTCTTCGAAGACTACCGCTGGTAGTTCGTAGTCTGGCATAGATAGGATGTTGGCGTTTGTAGACAAGTTTTCCACAATGCCCTGATTCCAACGGCCAAGATCTGGATAGTTATAGTTATTTGAATAGTTTGAGAATGGGTAATCTACATAAACAGAAGTTCCTGTGTAGGCTGCGTTAATGTTTTCTGGGTATTCAACTCCCTGCCCAAATACCCATCTTCTCTTAGCAAGAACCTTGGGAACCTGATATGAATAAATTGCTGGACAGTCTATTTCAAAACTAGTAATGTCGTCATATGAGTAAAAGCCAATCCAGTCCTGATCTTCATTAGAGTTATTATACTTTTCTGGAAGCGTTATTGTTGCACCGTTTAGTGCTAGGGAGACCACTTGCTCTCCATTGATAAGTAGCGATGCCTCGTCTTTAGAGTATCTGAAGTCAAGAAGCATGGGTCTGTACCACTCGCCAATTGAGTGAGAGGCCACAGCGTTTCCAATCTTCAAAACAATAAACGATTGATCGACATAGATTCCGTCTTCTGATTCAATAGGGCCTATGATTCTTCTGGGAATAACATTTTTAGGGTTTATTCTTAGCCATGTCTCAAATGTAAATGTCTGGTATTCTCCAACCTTGTTGAGGAATCCAAATCCAGGGATAATTAGAGATGGTAGATCTCCGTTTGGGTAAATGTATGTAGTTGATTCTGCTCCATATACCATTGGAAGTCCAGAGTTTCTCGCTACCAGGACATTGTCTTTTGTTAGGTAGTATCCATTCTTATCTTGCAAACCGTAAACGTCTGCAGGTACCGCATTTTGTAGTCCAGTTAGAGATATGCTGTCTGTAATTGACTGAGTCGTTTGTCCAAGAGATGTTGCCGAGAATTCTTCGGACCACTGACCAACCGCTAATCCGTTTACTAGAAATTCGTAATCTGCTGGTGTTGACCCACCAGAAACGTAATTAAACTTAATTACAATCCTAAAGTCCTCTGCGTCAGATTCTGGTATCTTGAAGGTTTCAGAAACATGGACCCATAATCCTGTATTTATTGCTGAATATGTAATTAGGTTAGAGACTAAAGAGTTATCGCTGACCTTGTTATATTCATAACCAATTTGAAAACTAGATAAGTAAATAGAGTTTACATAGATGTAGGAAGAAATAGAAAAGTTTGCAAAGTCTTGGTTTAGTTCGTCAAGTCCGAAGGATAGTTCGTTGCTGGTGCAAACGACAGAGCCTGTTGCTCCAGATGGCACATTGCCTAATAGACTTATTTGATAACTATCTGGAAATGGCTTTTCAAAGTCTTCTGTTGATATAGAGACATCGTTAGCAGATACCGTCCACTGCAGTGGATTATCCATGTTTCTCTGTGCTTCAGAGATCAGGGTTGCGTACTCAGCCCTGTCATCTAATGCCCAAAGGGCTAGTGGATGTTCGGCAAAGATTTTCTCGGCATATAGGTTAGAAGGGCTAGACATTTATTCTCCTAGTCCATTCTACCATACTTAACTGCCTATTTTATCTACTGATACTTCTTGCGTTTCCAGAAGGTTCTTTTGTAGAAATTAAACGGAGGGTTGAAAACGTTATTCAAGAAAGACACTGGTGGATTTGCTTGGTTGTCATCGTCAATCTTGGCTTTCCAGTCTTGTCTCTTTAATGGTATTACCTGTGCAATTGGAGTTCCTTCTGCAATGATACCGTCAAAGTCTTCTCTAATAAAGAATGGAAAATTTACTGGCACTGGAAAAGTGTCGGTATCCACAATACCTGTCATTGTGTAGAATGGTAAATCTGGTCTGTTAATTGGGTGCATAAACATACTACTATACCCTCTTGGAGTTTTAGTCAGGAAGTAATTAAGCCACTTAAACGGCTGATTGTTGTATTCTTTGGCAAGGGCAAACTCTCCTATTTGATCTTTGCTGTGTAGAGCCACCATTGGTATCTTTGATATTTCCTGAAACTGACCATTCTTAAAATGCACGTCTGCAGCAAGGACAAGTGTATAGCCTGCTGTAAAGGCATCTAGGATGGGCATACAGCCCTTGATTGTCTGTTCCCCATTGGTAACACGGTCTATCTTTTTATACCATTCTGGAATCTCTTTGGACGCTGGGCGTGGCAGTGCTAGCAAAAGAGACACGTTGGTAGATATAAATTTAATTTTTTTCATCTGGCTCTTCCTCTACAAACTTATTGTTTTTATAAGTCATTCCCTTTTTTACCATTGTTTTTTGTGGATCAAACTCTATTAGTTTTGTCTTCTTGTCTAGCAGAATGTCTGCTGCAAACTTTTGAAGTCTGATCAATTCTTTTACATTGCCTTCAGATACCAGGGCTATGTACTTGGTCTCAATGCCCTCTAGGATTTTATCTGGATCTTTGAACTCAGCGTCTTCTCTATAAACTGGAAGTTTGGTTCTTTCTCTTTTTATAAATTTGCTGTAAAACATATAGAGTAGCAGTGACCTGATGGTTGGCTTGTGCTGAAATAGCATATCGCCATAGATCTTGTATTCTTTTTTAAATCCCATTAGTTATAATCCTTGCGTTGCCAAAACATCTTCTTGTAACTCTTCCCTGGAGTTCTTACCGTTTGTCCCTGCAGAAACTCTAGGTACATCAGGCCTTGATCGTTATTAATCGATTTCCATGATGATCTTTTGATTGGTATAATTTGAGCAAATGGTGTTCCTGCTGGAATAACGCCAACAAAGTCTTCTTTAATAAAGAACGGAATGTTTCCAGAAGTTGAGTATTTATCTGAATCCATAATACCAGAGGTAATTGTAAAAGGCAAGTCGTGTCTGTTTAGTGGATGAACGACTAAAGCACTCCATCCCCTTGGTGTCTTTATTCCCCAAAAACCTTTAAAAGAAAGGTGGTTTGGGAAGTGCCCTGCTGGCCTTGGCATCTTTTCACCAAGTTCTTTTGGTCTTTCGTGAACAAAGGTTTCAAATAATTCTGACGAGTTCCATCCAAGTTTCAAAGATCCGTCTTCGTTTTTTGAAACAAAAATGTCTATTGGAGTTGTTAGCACATACCCACTTAGCATAGCGTCCATAAAAGGAACACATCTTTTTAAGCCAGCGAGTGGTGTCTTTTCTGGGTCTGCTGGATCTACAAAGTCCAACTCTGAATCTTTGTACCATTCTGGTAGAACTTTTTTGGCTGGAACTGGTTGGCCAGCATTTTCATATTCTTTTCCTGAGAAGAATCTAATAATCTTCATTTTTTGCCAATCTGCTAGTTACGAGTAATATTTACTGATGTACCAATTATAGCACTTTGATTGTAGGCAGATGGAGAAACTGCTAGACCATACTTAGTGTTAACTGTGGCACCAGAAGCAGTATAGACTAGGTCTGTACCAATCTGGGTAACAAAGTTTGTGTCAGAGTAGGCTTTAGCGGTGATTTGGTTTCCAGAAGTAGATACCAGGAGGGACTTGATGCTTGCTGCGGTAGAAATTAGTTGAGATGTTATAATGCTTACCGTTGAGGCTACAGACTGTCTAACTCTCAAGAACTCGTTATAGGTTGTGGTTGATCCTGCTGCATATGTATAGAATGTTCCTGCTGATGTAAATGTAGAGAATGGTCCAGCAGTTGATGTAAACGCTGTTGCTGAAAAGTTTGATGTTGCTCCAAAATAGTTAGTTACAAAGGCCCATGTTGTTCCTCCAGGTGAAGATGCCCAAAATCTTTGATAGGCAAACGGAGAACCAGTAGTTCTTGTTGCTGAGTTAAAGGTTGTTCCAGAGGTAAATGAGTTTTGGCTACTTGCGGAAAAGAAGTTTGTTGACTGTGTAAATGCAGTTCCTGACGAATAGGTCATGTTTTGTGTAAATGCATAGTTATAGTTTTGAGCAGAAGCATAGTTTGTAACTGTGTTCTGAGTTCCTTCTACGCTTACTAACCACCAGTCAGAACTGCTTTGTACCCACAGAGCAACCGCAGAGCCTTCGTTTGTGTCTGCTAGACTAATTGAGTTATTTTGTACTGGCAAAGTTACAGTTGCCATTGGATAGGCTGTTCCTGCACTTCCAGCAGTTGGGGTTGTGGTTGCAGTTGCTGCACCTGTTGTTACTTGAATAGTTCCGTTTACAGCATCCCATCGGCTACCATCGGTAGCAATGCCAAGTGATCCAGTTGTGTTTGATCTAGCAGAAAATGTATCTACAAATCTTTTTCTAACTGATGCTGCTACCTGGCCGAAAGTTGGAATGGGCATTATGCTGTCAGGTCTCCGATCAGCACCCATGTGTCAGTAGCACGTTTTAGAAGGGTGGCTGAAGACCATTGAGCACGTAGTTTAGTTCCAGGGGTAGCGTTTAGCGTACCGCCAGAAGGTCCAGCAACAGTAATCTGTCCTGCACCTGTTTGAAGAATTGTGATTTGTGTTCCAACTGGATAGGCTACCCCTGCGTTAGTGGGAACTGTAAGAGTAATTGCTGATGCATTATTAATCTCTACAATCTTTCCAGCATCTCCAAGAACAAGTGTGTATGTTGTTCCAGATTGAGCATTAGTTAATGTTGGGATAGATGCAACATACTTGTTTACCCATCCAGTACCATTATAATACACAACATCATTTGCTGTAGAAGATGTCAGGGTTACATCTGTTAGGTCGTCAAGTGCAGGGGTGGCATTAACAGTTGCCCAAGATGCAGTTGATCCATCGGTTGTTAGGTATTTTCCGTTGTTTCCAGACTGTGATGGTAATGTGGTAAGTCCAGTAATTGTTGCACCTGTAAAGTTTACGGCTCCACTTGCGGTTAGACCAGAAGTCTCCAACGTTCCCAAAGCCAAGGTATCTAAAGATCCCTGTGTAAAGTTAACTGTTGTAGTTGGCTCATCTGTTACTCCCTTAAAGAGTTTCCATTTTCCTGCCGAAGCGTCACGAACAAGACCTGTGTGTTGGTAAGTTCCGTCATCGAATGATGCTACTAAACCAAGGTCTGAGGCATTTGCCTCGTTTCCTTCACCAATATAGATTAGTGGGTCTTCTACAACCAAGTCTGAAACGTTTACTGTTGTAGTAGTTCCATTAACGGTGAAGTCTCCAGTAATAACCAAGTCTCCACCGATATAAACATCTTTAGCAATACCAGCACCGCCAGAAACCACCAAAGAACCTGTTGTTGTGTCTGTAGACTCTGTTGTGTCTGATGCTGTTACTTTACCAGTAAAAGTTGGTGTAGATGTTGGAGCCTTAGCATTAATCTGTGTTTGAATTGCAGATGTTACTCCATCTACATAATTAAGTTCTGTTGTTGTTAGGGTTGCACCGTCAAGAATATTTAGTTCTGAAGCAGATACAGTTGCTCCGTCAAGGATGTTTAGTTCAGCAACTGAGAGTGTTGCACCGTCAAGAATGTTTAGTTCGGCTGCTGTAGCAGTAATTCCTACAAGAACATTTAGTTCTGCGGTAGATGCTAGAAGTCCGTCAAGTTTGTTAAGTTCTGAAGCATCTGCAGTAACTCCATCTAGGATGTTTAGTTCTGCAGTTGAGGCGGTTAGGTTATTTAGAACTCCTAGTTCTGAAGAAGATACGTCGCCAATTGAGGTTGTAGATGGCAAAACAACTGTGCCTGTAAAGGTTGGGCTATTGATTGGTGCTTTTCCAGCAATATCTAGGTCTAGAGTGTCTTTAAAGTATGGAAGAGAAAGCCATGCGGTAGTTCCGTCACCGATCTTGAATTGTCCAGTATCTATTTCATAGCCGAGTTCTCCTGCGGTTAGTACAGTATTTGCAGCCACCCACTGAGAGGCTGTTCCTCTTCGCTGTTGCATTCTAGTTGCCATATTTTAAAATCTCCTAATGGGGTTAGCCCAAGCATATAGACTAATTATAACATATATTAATAGGGATTAAGGCAGGCCACCGTCAAAGGTGCCTGAGTAAACTTCTGTTGTTGGAGTTCCACCGTCAAGACCGCCGATACCTGCTACGCTATCAATATATTCTTTTGTTACTGCGTGGGATGGTTCTGTAGGAGTTCCAACAGCGACTGGTCCACCGAACGTACCGCCGTCAGTTACGGCAAGGCCATTCTTAACCTTAAAGTCTTTATCTGTTGTTGTCAAGGCATCTCCTAAGTTTTAATTATACCATTAATTAAAAACAAAAATACCCCCCAATATTTCATGGGGGGTATCTTGTTAATGCTTATTAAACAAGCAGTGTTCCAACAACGTTAATTGTTGAATCATTTACTGGGTTAACTCGTAGTCTAACATTTGCTCCAGAAATGTCTGCAGTGATTTCTCCTCTAGAACCATTTGTTCCAACAATTGCGTATTCTGTAATAGCAATGTTGTCTGCTGAGTCTAGTGTTAGAAGTACTTCTGTTACTTCATTTTCGGTGCCGTTGCTAATCTTAACAAGGAACTTTGCTGTCTTGTATGATGCCTTAGCAAACTGATATGCTGTAACTGGAACGCTTCCTAGTGATGAAGATGTTGCTGCTACTTGCTTTGCAAGAGAGTTAATCTCAACATCTGTGAAGTTTGGTACTACTGCTTCAAGTGCATCTACTGCTCTTGTGTCAGTGAAGTATAGGTTGGTTGAACCTTCTTCAATGTCATCTGTGTCTAGAGCGTCCACAGCACTTTGAGCAGCACCTGCTGCTTCGTATGCTGAAGCGGTTGCGTCAAGTGCACGTTGATCTGTGAAGTACTTGTTTGTTGCACCCTCTTCGATGTCATCAGTGTCTAGGCCGTCAACGATACCTTGGGCTGTCCCTGCTGCATCGTAGTTAGAAGCAAGTCCATCTGCATAGTCTTCTGCGTCTGTAAGTGCCTGTGCTGCTGCACCATATGCATCGTAAGTATCCGCAGTTACAGAAATAGCATTTCCAGTAATTGTGATACCAGTGCTAGCAGTGTATTCGTTAGCAGCAGAGAACTGAGTGAAAGAAGTTGCTGAAGTAGCAAGCCAACCAGTAGCAGCGTAGGTTCCATTGGTGACTAGTGTGTAGTCGCCCTTTTCTACAGTTTCCTGGTCTTCGGCACGAGCCAAAGTAGTGGTTGATAGGGTGAATACATAGATACCGTTCTGTGCAGCAGTTGACTGGTTCTTTAGAAGAACACGGTCGCCGTTTGCAAGAGTTACGCCGTCAACTGCGGTTACGCTAGTTAGGTTTGCAACGTTAGCAGTAGAAGCAACACGAACAGAGTCCTTAACATTTAGACCCTGAACAAGACCATCTACATAACTCTGGGTAGCAATTTCGTTGCCAGAGGCAGCAGTGCCGATGTAGGCTGCACCATCTGCGTCAAGGATAATGTCACCAGAATCTGAGATAATGTTGACATCAGCAGATGTTGCCACTGTCTTAAGATCAAGATTTCCAAAGTTAGCCTTAATCTCAAACTCGTGAGTTGTTGGTTTAACGGCAATTTCACCTTCGTTTGCAATTGTTACACCATCTGTGAAGTGGAGGGTATCAACAATTCTCTTGTTTGACAGGTCCTGAGTGTCGGTAGTTCCTACAACATCTCCAGAAACTCCGTGTACTCCAGTAGTTAGATCTGAGTGAGTTGAAACTGCACCAGATGCCTCGTACGCAGATGCAGTTGCATCTAGAGCACGTTGGTCAGTAAAGTACTGGTTTGTAGCACCTTCCTCAATGTCGTCAGAGTCTAGTCCGTCAACAATGCCTTGTGCTGTACCTGTTGCGTCATATGCCGAAGCGGTCGCATCTAGAGCACGTTGGCTAGTGAAGTATTGGTTTGTTGCACCTTCTTCAATGTCGTCTGTGTCTAGACCATCGACAAGTCCCTGTGCTGTGCCAGTTGCATCATATGCTGAAGCAGTTGCATCTAGTGCTCTCTGGTCTGTGAAATACTTGTTTGTAGTACCTTCAGTTAGGTCATCAGTATCTAGTCCAGATAGGTCTTGAAGACCGCCGTTTTCTGCGGTAATGGTTAGACCGTTTCCATCTCCAGTAATAGTGATGTTTGTTAGTGTTGCACCTGTTAGAAGTTCTGCTGCATCTGTTTTTGCTCTTGTTTCTGTGTAGTACTGGTTTGTAGCACCTTCTTCAATATCGTCTGTATCTAGTGCGTCAATAGCGTTTGTAACTGCTGTATCGATTTCATCTGATACTGCATCTACTGCTCTTTGATCGGTAAAATACTTATTAGTAGTACCTTCCGCAAGATCATCTGTAGTGCTTCCTGTGGTGATTACATCTTCACCGTTTACGGTTGCTGTAGTTCCTTCAACTACCAGGCCGTGTTTGACTCTAAAGTCCTTATCGACTGTTGCCATTTTATATCTCCTTAGTTTTTATGCCTTAAGTCCCATACGAGCGAATCGTACAGTAACTGGCTTTATTGCTCCAGGAGTTACAATAAGTGATACCGTATCTCCTGACTTAGAGACGCTAATGGTTCCAATATCCCCATTGGTGTCTAGTGTGCCATACTCGGTGACGTTTATATTCGTACCGTCAAAAAGTATGGAAATCTCTGTGGCGTAGAATTGATTTGAAGATGCTTTGGAAATTGTAACTAAATACTTTACGAATCTCCAAGTAGTTGCACTGTATGAATCCACTGTTGTAACGTTCTCAATACCGTTTACGGTATTTTCGTTGTTTCCAGCAGAACCCAAATCTGTAGCCTGTTGAACAAGCGTGTCAATTAGATCTATGTAGTCAGCCTGTGTAGGTCTGTCACCAGATTCAAATTTGGTTTTTACTTGTGCAAGGGTTACTCTAGCCATATAAACTATTATATCAGTTATCTTAAAGAATATAGTTATTGACACCGATAACGGCTACACCAATTGGTGCTGGATTTGTTGGAGATGAGCCAGTCTGAATACCTGGCAAAAATTTAACTCTAAATGGCAAATCATAATAAAGTTTTACACGAATATTTTTCTGAGAAATCTTGATTTTTTTAGGATATTCGGATTCTGTAAGTTTTCTAACAATTGGGTATTCCGTTCTTGTTAGAGTAGTTCTTATCATTAATCCGTCACGTCCTCAATTATCTTCATTGATCCTTGGGCAACTGTCCAGACGTATGTATCGTTTGACAACTGAATATCAAACACATCTCCAGTTTCCAACTCTTCTGATTCTGAGTCAAGCAGCGAAACGGTGAACTCTCCTTCTCCGTCTGTGTCTTTTTGTTCTGGGGTTAGAGAAAGTACTAGGGTATTAGAACGCTTGATGTCTGCTTTGATTGTCCATTCATCAATTAGCAATGGCAATTTTGCATCGTCTGCAACGTATACCCGAAATGAAGCGGTATCGCCACGAACAACAGTCCAAATAATTTGTGGTGGAATAGCACCAAGTTCATGTAGGTTAGATCTAGCCATGACTTAATTATACCATCTTTATTGACTTCAGAAATCTGTCAAAAAGTGGTATAATTATAGAACGACTTCCCCTTAAAAGGAAGTTTTTCCGTTAAGGAGGAATATGATGAAACAGCGTAACAACAAAGTGACAATCGTGACAATCCAAAACCAATATTTTTTGCTATCGCACTAATAAAAATATTGTTGCCAAGACCGTGACAGGGTCGTAACTACGAAAAGAATAAAAAGGAGGTAGTAAAATGTTAAAGTTAAAACAAATTGCTACAATAGGCGTACTTACGCTTGTAATGACTGGTTGTGTATCTCCAAATAAAGATACAGTTTTTGCTGCTGAAACAGTAGTTAGCAAGCCTGTGCTTGTTGTCGAACAAACCCCCGACATTATGGAGATTGCCAGATTAGATGCAAACACCAGAAAAATAAACAAAATGATAAAGGGTTTAAAAAAGCATGTCAACAAAACTTGGTATGTGTTTAGTGGCTCTACTCCTCGTGGCTGGGATTGTTCTGGACTAACTGTCTGGGCTTATGGTCAGATGGGGATATCTCTTGAGCATCGTGCATCAAAACAGGAAAGTGCTGGATATAAAGTTTCTGATGCGAAGCCTGGCGATCTTGTAATTTTTAAGTACAAAGGATACAAGACTGCATATCACGTTGGTGTATATATTGGAGATGGTCTTATGATTCATGCCCCACGAAAAGGCGAAGTAACTAGAGTTGAATCAGTTACTCAGTTTGGTGGAAAGTATTCTAAGATTTCTTACGTTAGATTTATTGACACTATTTAGCAATACTGTGGCGTTGTTGGGTATCCGCTCAACGAGCACTGTGTTGGTGTAGTTTCGCAGTCTGTCGATCCACTCTGATTTGTTGTTGATGTAAATTGTGCTGTTACCTGGCCGTTTGCATTCCAAGTTCTGCAATACCATGTTTGTGAGACTGGTGGTGGCGTTGTTCCTGTAGTCCCTGTTGTGCTAGACACCAGGGTTCCATTAACATAAAGTGTAAACGAGTATGATGTGCCCTCTGCCAATCCACTTGTTGTAAAGTTATTTACTGTAGGACTTGACTGCTGTACAAATGGGGCAATGCTTCCAGATGCAATTGTTACTCCATTTCTTTGACAATACCAAGTTGTTGAAAAAGAAGATGTGTTCCACATTGATGCTGACAAACTTATTGAAGATGTTGTGGTAGATGAAACTGTTAAGTTACCGCCAAAGGTTACAGAACTAGACCAAGCCTGAACTGTAAGAGATCCTTGTCCTTGGGAGAACCCAGTCTTGTTTGCAAAAACAGTTACTGAGAATGATGCGTCAGATGTGATTCCAGATATTGAAAATACTCCTGCAGAAAAGGTGGCAGTACCAGGGCTAGAAATTGTATACGATACGGATGCATCGTAATTAGTAATAGAAACATTCGCAGTTGTTGCACTGGTTCTTGCCTGAGATAATTCTGGATTTTCTATTTGCACAGTTGGTGTATATGAATAGACACCAATAACAACGTTTGTTTCATAGTCTACAAGAGTTCCAGGCTCAACTGATTGCGATCCTACCAACCCATTTTGTTCCTCAGCATTTGTGTTAAGGCTTGTTGTGGAAAATGTAAGATTTGCATTTGTCAGATTAGTTTGAGCGGTAGACTGAGATTGCCCAGTAACTCCTGGAACAACCGTCATACCTTTTGCTGAATAAAACCCTAGTGCACCAAACATAATCTCACTAAGCCTTTAGATCACCAATAAGAACCCATTCATCTGTTGCTATTTTTATCAGCGTAGCACCAGAATATGCCTTAGATAGTTTTAGGTTTGAATCTTTACTTCTAATTGCCGTTGTTCCAGATGTGATTGCTGCTACTGTAACGTTTCCAGTTCCAGTTCCTACACGAATGATTTCTATTCTTGTTCCAATATTAAAGGCGACTGAGGCATTTGTTGGGATAGAAATAACAAGATCAGTTGATGATGGGCTCAGGAGCATTGTCTTTCCGCTATCTGCTAGAACCAGTGTGTGGTTAGAAGATTTTGCTGCAAGTTTAGCGTCGGTAAATGGCCTCCACTTTGCAGAGTCTCCATTGTTTGTGCCATAAAACTCTAATTGGTTAAATTCAGTTCCGCTAGATTCTTCTCTAATAAAAGAGATTCCTCCTGCTTCTGGAACAGAAATGGCAGATGCTCTTGCTGTCTTATTTTGAAAGTTATTGATTCCATGCTTTGAAATTGGGGCAAGGTTAAAGGTAACAGCGTTTGTATTAAATACGTGAGTTCCAGTCCAAGTATAGTTAGTTGACTGAGATCCGCTACCGACAATTTCTTGCCAAGCAGTTCCGTTAGAAATATATGCAACTCTTGTTGAAGAGTTTACCCAGATATAGCCAGACCCAACAGAGGATGCAGATGGCTGTGATGACGATACTTCTGTTCCAGGGCTTCTCTCGTCAACATCATCAATTGCTGTTTCAAGAAGGTGTAGGTTTCTTGCAAGCGATGGGTTTGGAAGATTCGCTGGGTCAGTATTTTCTGTATCATAAGCAGTAGAGCCATAGTGGTATAGGGTTAGTGCTTCTTCAATATTTGCGTTATCATCCAATTCTGGAATAACGGTAGTGTAAAGATCTCCAATATTTCTTGTCATGTCATATCACCAAATTTCATTATACCACCGAAATTGTCACGTAAACTGTTTTAGTTGTGTTAAGTGACGACCATGTCGATGATGCATACTGTGCTGCTCTAAATGTTAGCGGTAGGGTATAAACGTCTCCTGGTGTAACAGTTCCAATCTCTACTGATACCGCTACTGGACTGCTATTTGAAACCGTGGCTTGAATATTAAAGTTAGATGCTGAATACGGTGCACCTGTGGTTGGTAGTGCAACGCTAGGAATTTCTACTGTAACTGTTCCAACACCAGCAGTAAAGGCAACGGCGTAGTTAGCACTAAATTGATTTGGCAAAAGTTTTAAGTATGGATGCCAGGCCAAAACAGCGTCCACATATTTGTACTGATAAAGATATAGATATTCTTCAGTGTCTGCTGCAGAAGTATTGATTGCTAGGTCGTTAATAATCGGGGTATCTAGAATGTTGCCCTCTGTATTAGGATTACCATTGCTTAGAAAGATTTGGCTTCCACGACTACCTTTGGCACCATAGTCAAGTTGTAGGTCGATTGTTGTTGGTCCACCGATTACAAGAAGATCATCTGTAGATAGTAGGACATCAGCCATTACACTGCTCCTGATACGTGGTCTGTAACTGTGATTGTTCCTGTTAGAAGTGTAAAGACTCGGTCATAGTTAGCACCAGTATCGTCAATAGACACATCGTAGTAGTATGTTGTTCCAGCCACAAGGTTTGCAGAGTCTGCTGGCCTAATTGCACATTCAACATGGTCATCCACTATGTTTGCATAGGCTAGAACTGTTGTCGTAGCCTCTGATCCACGAACGTTTGCAATTGTGAAGGTTTCGCTTCCATTATATGTGGTCAGGTCGAACGGATCCCCTGCTGCATCTTTCGGGTAGATGCGAAACTCGTAGGTGTCACCCTTGTAATAGTTAATGTTGTATGTACCTGGAAATGCCATAGTTACTCCTCGCTTAATTATAGCATTAAAAGTTATCTAAAATGCTAGTTTATTTGTTTACTTTATAAACTTTGCCATTTACTTTAATGACCGATGGCAGTTCAGGTCTAGGCGATGTAATTTTGATAACAGTCATTATAGGCTACCGCTCACATCTCCAAGAACTACAATAGTTCCGATAATGGGTGTCCAGACAGTGTCGCCATCAATAGTGATTTCTAGGTCAAAGGCTAGTTCCGCTAGAACAGAGCCAGAACCTACCCCCCAGTTAACGGTGATGTCTGCTGGTGCTGTTATTGTTACGGTGCCATTTGACTCGGTAGTCTCTAGTTCGTCAAGAACGTCTCCCCTTGCATCATAGGCAGATGAGACGTATTCCCAATCAGATGTATCAACGAGAGTGACCTCATCGTCATCAAGGAACTGGACGGTTAGGGTTGCGGTATCTCCACGAGTAATGTTCCATTTGACATTCACTGGGGAAGATCCAAAAGACGTGCTAGATTGAAAACAATTGGCCATGCAATAATTATAACATAATAAAATAAGACTAATACTTTCGACGGTGGGTATGAGAGACAACCGAAAGTACTAGCCTTATTAAATATATTATAACACAATCCCCGATCTTTAAGGGAGTTTACCCTTATTTTGTAATCGTTACACAAAAGTAACATAAAAAGGGGTTGACAACGACAGAAATTGTGTATAATATATATCTATATATAAGATATATTAAATATATAATATATAAAGATATATTAACTATAGTATAGTTTATATATATTATATATAATAATCGATTTTAAGTTTTGCGAATTTTACTTTTTAGGTTTTTGATTGTTAGCAATATAATCTAGCAAGATTTCGTACATGTGATCTAATTTGTTAGACATGTCTCTACGCTTTTGATTCGCTAATTCCATTTCTCGTTCTAGCCTGATAACCTGGTCCTTTAAACTAGACCCACTGTTAGGTTTCAATTCTGCCTTGATCTCGTCAAAGTAATGCTTGACTAGCCACTTGATACCAAGGCCCACAGATGTTATAATTGTTAGGATACCAACTATTGTTCCTACCCATGCTTCAAACGACATAATATATTAATTATAAGAGAGTATTTAAATAATGAAAACAGAGATTCTTGCAACTCTTGATCATTCAAAAGAATTAATCGTTTCACCCGATATTGACGGATTTACCTCTGCACGGCTCTTAGAGGCCTTTAACGGTTCGGTGGTGGTTGGAACCTACGATAAGAACGTTCTCGTCTTAGCGGAGGGCGTAGACCCCAAAGAGTGCTTGTTTGTAGACTGCGACATGAATACTTCGGATTTTGTTTCGATCGGAAATCACCAGCGTCTAAGTTCGGGGGACAACATGTCGGAAAAATCTTTTAATCCCAATGTTTTTTACGGCGTGAATAAGTATACGGATAAATACCCATATGCAACGGCGTTTTTAATTTCGTTCGCAACAAGAGTACCCACATCCGCCACAACCCAAGCATACATGTCCTATGCCGATTCTACCTATAAGAATTTAGAAAGTTACGGCATAAACATGAGGAATTGGTGGGAACGGATGAGGCATCTTGAACTTGACCTTGTATTTGAGCCTACGGAAGAAATATCTCTACTTATCGAA